CTATCTCTCGCAGGTGTCGCACGCCTTGCTTGTCATAATCCCATTTCACTGCAATATAGCCGATGCTGAGTTCGTCTATGTAGCCGACCTTAAAGCCGCTAAAGACCATCGTGGCTATCGGGTTATTTGGAATGCCTGCTGCATTCGTTGAAATATCGTACTTCATCGTGACGAGCAGGCCTTCGGGCGTCTCCTCGCCACTAATCACGCCGCCGGTTGGCTGGGTGGGTTCATGCATCCAGAGGATGGCATACATGAAGCGACGGCCATTTTTCATGCGTGCTTCAGCCTCTGTCAGCGTCTTCTTGTACGCTCCTGGTGCTACCTGATCTTTTTGCAAATCAAGGGTGAGCGGAGATGCGAGACCGGTCACAATGCCCTGGTCTAGGTCCACCGATTTCACCAGGAAGGAAACGGTCTTATACTCGACAGTTTTGCCTTTGATGCTATAGGTTGGAAATGTGGTCATGACGACACCTCCAATACCTCTACATAAAATGGCCCTCGCAGACCAGCGTTGTGATGCTGTGCCGCCTCTAAGGCCATTGCTACCCGTCTGCGAGGGTCAATTATGCCGCCGTCTTGTGTGGGGCCACTGGCATAGAGCGATCCTAGAGCGACTTCGACCCCACAGCCAACCGCATCATAGTCATCCAGTGCCTCTTGCACCTGGTAATCAGGTTGAATATCAAATAAATGGCCACGAAACCCTACCAAAAATTGCCCGCCCGACTCTTCCTCACTCGTTTTCTTTGCGTATCCCCCATCCTTGAAGCATTGCCGGATGGCATCTATAAAGGTGGTAGCCATAAATTTTTCGATATCTATTGCAGGGTCGTACACAGGAGGCACAAAGGCGTGATGCAGCAATTGCAGCATGCGGAAACTGGACGTTCCCCCTATAAGGAAATCCCCGTTCCTGAATACTTTTCTATCTTTCCGGATAGTGAGATTCCATCCGCCAATAGCGGCGCTATCCCCACCCATATACACATTGCCGTTTTGTGCGATTCCCGCAATACACGTCATACCAGCACCTCCATAAACTCACGCACGCTCTTAAACTCACGTCTTGTAGGAGTGGCAGTCTTATCCTCTTCAGCCACAGTCGCTTTGACGCGCTTGAAATAGACGGCGCAACGACAACAGATCACCTGATCAGTTGGGCCATCGCCAGGCCGATCCATCTTGACGCCACCGACATCAAACTGTTCATCTATGCCGACCTCTTGTCCATCAGCGTCAGCGTGATCGGGCCGCGTCCTCGCATCCTCAGTTGCAAGCCACACCTTATTGAGTGTCAAACCCGACTGTTTTGCCGCTTCAAGAGACGCATAATTTGAGCTGCCAACCACTTCAGTTCGTGCGATTTTGACGCTTCTATTCGGAATGATCTGCTGTAGGTAAAGATCATCAATGCGCTTGGCAAGCTTCTGGATGCTCTCGCCATGGGCAACGCCGTCGGTTAGCTCTAGCCTGATCTTCGCTTCTGTGGTCGTGGAGATCTGCTTGACCTTTGTAGCTGCAAGCAGAAGCAGATATTTGATCTGGCTCTCTCCGAACAGCTTGATGAAATCAGCAATCATGCCTTTCTGAGCCTGGCCAGAAGACAGAGACGCTGCAACCTGACCACCAATGGCAACAGACACATCAATCCAAGCATCGTAGATCACTTGTGTCAGTGCATCCTGCTGTCCAGAAAGCGCCGTACTGACTGCCTCATCAACCTCTTGTTCTATGCTACACGCCGCGATCGCCTTGACAACGGCATTGCGCTCATCCTCGAAATAGGCTTGCATCCGAGAAGCTATGTCGCGTTCCCAGGGCGCACGATCTGCTTCCACTTTCGCCATATAGGCGGCTTTTTCCTCTTTGGTGACGAGATCAAGAACTTTCACTTTATGACCCGGAACACTCTGCCTCTCTTTTGTAGGTGCAGTGTCAGTGTCAGGCAGTACTTCAGTCACGGTCGTTGTGCCTGGCTTTGGTTTCGGTTTCGGTGCCGGGAGTGCAGGCAGACCTTCTGGCTCTGGTTCTGGTAGTTTTGGCGGCTGACCGGGCTGACCGAGCTGACCGAGTGGAACTGGCGGCGGTGCAGAGAGCTTTTCAAGACAGGCCACCGCGTAGGCTTCCAGGTCAGCTTCTCTGACCAGCGAGGTTGGCCCGAGCTTATAGACATCCAGATACGTGCTCTTCTTGGGTTCCATGCCCTGCACTTCTTGCAGGTAGCGTAGCGAGCAGCCACCATTATTCCACAGATTCAAGGCACGTTCGGCAAACGCTTGCTCTACCGAGGTATAGAGCTCAGCAAGGACATCGATATCCTTCCTATCATAGGAGAGATAGGCTCCTGAGCGTTTCAGATCGTCGTACATCGGCACAAGCCAGATGTTGATGTGGTCCACCATGCGGTACATTTTCGGAAGCACATTTTCCGTGAAGAGTGATTGCTTGGCCTCTTTGAGGTTCGCGTAGGTCTGACCAGTCTGATCACCAACGAGAATCGGCGGCACATCCAGAATCGTGGCAATCTCTCTCTGATTGAAGCCCCGGCTCGCCAACCAGTCCAGTTCCTTCGGTGGAATCGCCATACTCTGATAGCCCATGTCAGCCTCCAGCACGAGTGGTTTGCCTGCATTCCCTTTCCCCGAATATTTCGCCCTGAGTTCGCGTTTTATCTGTGTTCTCTGCTCTACGTCCAGGTAGCCTTTGCTCGTGAACAGTGCGGACGGTTTGCCGTCATTCTGCATTAAGGCGGTGTTCCAATCGTTGCCAGCGTTCATCTGGTCGATGGTCCGCATGGCCACCTCTAGCGGAGAGAGGCCGTAGTGCGGCTTGTCATCATAGGACGTGAACTTGAGATGCATGAGTTCGTCAGGCTTGTAACTCTGTGCCCGACCTGTCCCCCAGCCATACACGTAGCCTTGGATGTCGTATGGCCCGGCGACGACTTTGATCAGGTTCGGATGGAGCGGCCACAGCTCAGTCGGTGGCTCGTTGGGATTGGGTTGATTCGCCCAGAGGTAGCAGTTCCCATCCATGTGCCAAAAACCAAAGAGCTGCTCAATCATCTCAGCCGTGCCCATTCTGGCATTTGGACGCTTCCATAAGTCGAGGATCTTGTGTGATTCGATCTCTCTGGACATCGTTGGATCAGTGTAGAGCTTCCATTTAATGCTCGCTGCGGCCCCCGCTATCTTATTGATGCAGGCATAAACCGATCCACACTTTTTGTAGCCTTCCTTGACAAAGCTAGCGTAGTTGCGATCTGACCAGATCGGCTGGCCGGTCGAGTAGAATTGCGTTGAAACCTGATACGTTGGATCGGTTTTCGTTGCCAGATCGCCACGACCAAAGAATGATTTGACGGAGGTCCACATAGTCATATCGTGACCTCCATGCTATAATAGCCATGCCGTTCAGCTAGTTGCATAGGCCCCAGTTTCTGACTGGTAAAATCGAGTTGGATTCTCGGTACGGAAGATTGCGCAATCGGGAAGAGAGAGCCTGCAATGGCTCTTTTTTCTTTCTGTATGCTCATAAGGTGCCCTCCTCATCGCATACACATTTACGGAGAGCCTGAATTCTAGCCATAATATGGTGATGCTGCTCCGACGTAAGATGATTGTCTTGTATGGCATAACCACCTTTGAGTTGGCCGCAATCAGCGCAAACAATGAGAGTGCAGACCGGATGCACAAGGATAATACTCGCGCGATAGACCACTACACGCGTCTTGTCGCCCTCAGCAGTAATATCGTGGCCGTCATCAATATCCCGATAAATCTTTTCAATCTTTTTGATGATAGATACCGCCTGCTTGCGTTGCCCTATCAGTTCACGTGCTTTTACCACAATGCAAGATGGCTCGTGCGGGAAGGGGCTATCTCCTAATCGGCCCGGCACTTCACTCTTGCAGAAAGAGCAGCACCAACCACAAGGTATATCGTCAAAATCCTGACAAGTAGACCGGATAGGGTCAGACCCGGCAACCACCTGCGCGATCTGTAAGAGTGTCTCTTGTTCATGGAAGTAGTCAGATGTTCCGTTTACCATCGGTCGCTCACCTCCATATCAAACATCTCCCCATCGTCAGAGTCATCGAATAGCGAGGCAACCGGCGCTGCACCAACCACCGGCATGCGCTCAGGTGACCGTGATTCAGGCACATCATCAATGCCCCACATCACCGGCCCACGTGGCACAAAAATGACTTCAGCCGCCTGGCTTCCGCAATCAACCATGTCGTCATGAGCACCCTTGGGGAATTGTAGATATTCGGTTTTGATCACATGGAGATCAGGAAGTGTTTTGAGGAAGTAGAATTTGCCGTTCTCCATGAGGAGAGCAGGAGCACTCGCACGTGAAACCTTGTCACGAATTGGTTTGTATTCCCTGATCGGGATAGAGTATTTTTGCTTCTCTTGCTGCTCAATGAGTTTGATATCTTCAGCGAGGATATCACGGACAATTTCACAATACCCTTGCTTCTCACACATATAGCGGAAGAAGAAGATGTCACCTTGCACCCGCACGACACCATAGCCGTTGTATTGCACATATTCCCCACCGTCGTACTGTACTGCGTGTGCTTTCATCGACGGAATGTCGACCAGAGAAAGCGTCTTATCAAGCGCTTCAATACTTCCTACTTTTACCAGAAAATCGCCAACCTGAACAGGATTAGGACGTAATTTGTGTGGCTCAACTGGCTCATCACGGAGCTGCTGAACGAGCGCAAGCTGATAGGCAACCGTTTCAATCTGGACAAATTGTGGCTTCAGTCGGAAATAGGTCAGTCTGATCAGCTTCTGTTGCGTCGGATTATCAAAGTGTCCCCGGATCTGATCGATGAGCAGGAGCTCATTTTGTGGCGTCACATCGTAGGTTTGAATCACGGTCCAGTCAGCGGATTGCTTCGTGGAAACAGCGAGATCAACAACCGTAAAGCGCCAACAATCTTGTACCACCACATGACGCACGCCCTCAGGTGTCTCCAAGGTATAATTGTTACCTTCTACGGATACGGAGCAATAGCGGAACCATTTTTCCTTGAATTGTTCCCCGCCAGAGGGCACAGGATTCTGCTGATATTGCGCTGCATAATCTATTGGTCCTTGCACAGCTTTCAACTTTGCCAAAACCCGTGCAGGAAACTTCGCAGGCCAGAGCAACTCGCCTTCTACTGTGCGTGGATCTGTCCAGCCAATAGAAGTACGACAGCGACGAGCTGACTCAAACTCTTCTGGCAAGCACAAATGTTCACAACCACCCAGCTCCAGGATATGCCCAATCAGGTCATTGGCACCCAGGCGTTGGCCCACGGTAATTGATGGCCCGTTCTCCTGGTCATTCTGCCGTGGCACCCAGGTCTTGCCATACCATTCAACCGTAGCGGCAATGTCGGCAGAACCAGCCATAGCGTTATTGGGGTCATCGCAGTTGTGCACGAGGACCCCATTTGCAAAGAAATTATGATCTTCCGCTACTCGGAGATTATAGGTATATTCAGGGGAGGCGAGTGGCTCAACACATCTAACCAGAAGAGTTTCCACTCCTGTCTCTGTTAAGGTTTGCGGTTGACTTCTTTTCCGCAAATTTGACAAGAAACTCTCATCAGTGATAACCTCGTCTGTGTTAGTGAGTTGGCTAGCAGGTACATACCCGCGACCAACGACATAAAACGGATGGTCGGCTGTCGTATCAATAGTCCGGCCATCATTTAATGTCACACGAACACAGGGCCTATCAGGATTTTTCTCGTATTTCTCGATCTCTTGCCAGCAAGCACTATTTGCAGTATGGTCAAAAGCTAAAACGCGTACCGGTAGTTGCTTTTCAACAATTTCACCTATCTTAATACGCCCTTTGTCCGTTGTAACCTCCACATTATAACATAAACAAAGCAAAACGTCTGCTCTTTTTCCTGTGCCACTCCCACGTACGGCCACAGCCATGTGGTAGCCTTTTTTGTCATTCTCGTAATAGGATTTGACACGCTGATCAGGAGCAAATTTGAAGATGTGACCATAGCGAGTCTTGAACCATTCAGACTCAATAAGGCGTCGTCTGTAGCGGTTGTCGCGGATAGCAAGGTCGAGGGAATGGGAGGCACACAACCAGCGGGAGTAGGGATCATTGATCCAACACCACACAGGGAACATCTGAGACACAATCGTGCTTTTCGCGTGGCCTGGGGCAATGCCGATCACGAGGCGGGTGATCTGGCGTTCGTGCAGGGCTTGCAGATGGAAGCAGAGCGCGTCAATATGCCAATTCCATTGGAGTGGAGTTGACGGCTCTAGCTCAGGCCATGCTTCTTTCACAAACAGCGCAAAAGAGCGTCTGGCCTTTTCTGCTCGTAATATTGTTGCGTCAAGCAATAGTGTTGTCAAGGTGCCTCAGTCGATGAATATCAGTCATTCATAACTTGTAGCTATCATACCATAGATACTTTGTATATTCAAGGAATGAATACTCAGTTATTGAATATACGTTTTACAGAGAACGAGCCAGAAAGCCCCGCGTCTTCAGGCAGGAGATGAATGGCTCTTCTCGTCCGCTTCTGTTTTCCGTATTCTGGCATGATTCATTATTGACTCTATCACGTCAATCTCTTCATCAGTCATATATTGAGTAAGGAGAGCATCCTGAACACTTGACTGAGTCGTAATGTCTACCTGCTGCTTGTCCTTATATCTTTCTGGTATATGCGCCTTGAGTAGCGTTATCAGGAGCGGATCACTGTACTTCCGCTCAGTAATCGGCTTGCCCGGCTTGGTGATCGGCTTGTTGTTCTTGTCAAACTTCTGATTGCCCTCTGCATCGAGGACAGGCACTTCTTCATAGACAACTTTGCCGACACTTACCACGTGAGACTCTACACCTTGTACTGCACGATCATATGCAGCAAATTCAAGTGTGTCATGCGCATCTTCGACGGCATCTGGCAAGTATGCTTTAAACGCTTCGTCGTGGTCACGCCACTCATAATAGGTTGAGCGATGGATACCGGCAGACTGACAAGCGTACTTGATATTCCCCGACTTCC